TGGACAAAAGCACAAGATGAAAATGGTCAGAGGTTGTTTAATCTTGGTGAAATTGATGTTTTAAAGAATGAAGTAAGAGATTCTGACCTTCAATCTTTAATGCTTGCTGTTATTTCAGAAGAAGAGGAAGAAAATATTGACCCAAAATTCTAAGTGCGGAGATTAGGAAAGATCCTTTGTTGATGCTTCAATTTGGTGTAGCAAAAGAATTAGGAAAGTCTTTATCTGAAATCCGTCAGTTAACAATGAATGAATTATTAGGTTGGAGTGCCTATTTTCAAATATTGAACGAAGATCAAGAAGAAGAAATGCAAAAAATCCGTAGACGCAGGTAAACTAAAGAGACTGGAGGGAATTTTACTGTGGCTGATCTGAATACCAATATAAATATTGTTATACAGAATTTAAAGAAAGTAAAAGATCTTGGAAAGACTTTTAAAGATGCTGCAAAAGATGCTGAACGAATAGAAAATAAAATTAAAGCTATTAATGCAAATTTAAATAGAGCAAAACAAAAATTTAATACGGTTGACCCTGATATGCCCAGGGACAAAAAAGGACGATTTGTTAAAGATGCAGATAGAAATAGACGTAGAAATGCGTATGCTGAATTACGTTATCAAAAATGGAGGCAGCTTACAGAAAAAAGATCTGTTCAAAGAGATTTAGATGTTATTCAGAGAAAACAAAGGCTAATTAAAAGAGAAGAAGCAGGAGCCTTAAAAAGAGCACAAATAGAACAAAGAATCTTGACACAAAGATTGCAGCTTAGTGCTGCAAAGGGGTTGGTTGGTAGGAAAATAAGAGAAGCAGGTTCCGCAGGTCTTTCTCCTGTTGATTTTGCAGGTGGAGAAGGTCAACGTCCAAGTGCTAAAAGAGTTGAATTAAATGCACAAGTTCAAAAATTAAAGCAAGGATTCAAAGAGTTACAAGAAGCAGAAGTAGAAGTTGGAAGTACAACAGATAGAAATGGAAAAATTACTGCTAGAAATATTCAAACGTATCGAGCTTTAGGATCTGAATTAAGTCGTGTTGTTGAACAATTAAATGCTTTAAATAGAGCTTCCGCTAAGAGGTCTATTGGTTTTGAAAAAGGAAGACGATTACAAGAACGTATTGCTGCTATTGATCCGATAAAAAGGAAAACTAAGTCAGGAGCTGAAATTGCTGGAACAGGTAAAGCTAGAGATTTTGGACAGGGGGCGGCTGCTCAAAGAGCAAGAGGGTTAGCTAGTAAAGTAATTGCAGCAGCAGATACAGGTGATCAGAATCTATATAATCAAGCATTATCAAAAGCAACAGCAGCAATTTCACGTTTAGAACGTGAATATAAGCAAGGGGAAAAAGCTTTAAAAGAAGAACGTAGACTTAGAAAAATAGGTGTAAAAGCAAGAAGAAGGGCTGCTTCTAAACGTGCTGATATTCAAGGAAGATTTAGAGAAAGCTTAATGCTTGGAGCTGGTTTCCCTCTTCTCTTTGGCGGTGGAGTTGGTGCTGTTGCTGGTGGTATTGGAGGTGCAATAGCACAAAAAGGAGGAAAAGGCTTTGGTGCTCAAATCTTCTTTAGTGCAATAGGTCAACAGTTTGACAGGCTTGTTTCTTCAATGGTGTCTAGCACCGCAAAGTTAGGTCAAGCATTAGGTCAATACAATCAAAATACAGAACAACTTATTACTTCATTAGGTCTTGCTGGTACAGCAGAAGGTCAACGTATACAAATAATTGAAACTTTACAAGGAAAACAAGCAGCTTTTAATGCAGCAATGCAGCAATTAGTTAATGCTGTAGGAGAAAAAGGTGCGGCAGATCTCAAGAAGTTTGGTGATAATTTACGTTTAGTAGGAAGTGAATTTAGGATATTCTTTACAAAAGTCCAAGCTGGATTAGCAGGTATTTTAAATTTAGCAGATAAAATTTTAAGATTTTCAGAGGGAGCACAAGAATCCAGAGTATCAAGATTTGCTGAGACAACTACAAATTCTGAAATTGCTGCTCTTAGGGATCGAAGAGATAAAATTTTACAATCTTCAGGAGGAGGAAGGTCAGGAGCTAAAAACAGAGCAGATAGTGTTAAAGAAATCGAAGCTGAAATGCAACGATTAGCAGCTCCAGCACTTGCACGACAAGACGCTGGGACTGCCGTTGATACTATTATGCTTAAACAAAAAGAGTTAACAAAAACATTAGAAGAAGAATTTGCTGTTCACGCAAAGATATTGGAATTACAAGAGAAAAAAGGTTTATCAGCAGAATTAGCTAAATCTGTAGCTCAAGAAGCTGTAACTATTGATAAAACAACAGAAGCTTTGCAAGAAAGATTTAATGAATTAAAAGACAAAGGAATTAATAAGACTTTAGAAGAAGTAGAGCTACAAAAAGCTATAAAACAGGCTTTAGATGGTCAATCAGATGCGTTAGACAAAATTATTCAAAAGAAAAAGAACATAAATACAGAATCAGAATTTATAAAAGTAAAATGGGAAGACATTAAAGAAACTATTGCTAGTGGATTAACAAGTGCAATTGAAGGATTAATAGCTGGAACGAAGTCATTAGGTGAATCATTAGCTGGTATTGCTAAATCAATTGCAAGTATGTACTTGAAAGCAGCAATTATGAATATGTTGCCTATGGCAGAAGGAGGTTATGTCTCTAATGGGATCAAACCGTTTAGTTCAGGTGGGATGGTTACAAAGCCCACAATGGGACTCGTGGGTGAAGCGGGAGAGGATGAATATATAATTCCAGCCTCTAAGATGGCTCAGTCAATGCAACGCTATTCAGCAGGTGCTAGAGGTGAAGCTGTAATCCCTGGTACTGGTTCGTCTTATGCAGGTGGAGGTGCAGGAGGATCTACAACAGTTTCTTACTCTGGTCCTATCCTTAACTTCAACTCTGAAGAATTTGTTCCTAAGTCTGCTGTAGGACAAATCATTGCAACTGCTACATCTCAAGGTGCTAGAGCTGGAGAAGCTAGAGCTTTATCTAGTCTTCAAAATTCACGTAGCAGAAGGAGCAACATAGGATTATGACAAACACAAATTCTGGTTATGTAGCCTTAACTAATTTTATTACTGTTACTAAGGTTGATGGTAATAATCCAAATAAATCAGGAACGGCTTTTAGTCCTTATAACAAATTTCAAAATGGAAAGCATGGAGAGGTACTTAATAAAGATGATAGTTCACTAAAATACAATTATCTTTCTTTTATTTATCAAGGAGCTGCTAGAAATAGATCAGGTGACAATATGACTTCTTCTTTACTTCTTGCTAATAGTGAAATAAGTATGAGGTTTGCAGTTGAAGCAGTTACAGAAAAATATCACGTTAAAGTTGAAACTTATTTAATGACAGAAGATTTTCAGCAAAAAACAAAATTAACAGAAGAACAATGGCTTGTTTCTTCTATGTCATACGATCCAGAAACAATAGAAGTAATTTTATCGTCAGCTATTGATGCTGTTGGAGCGAATGCTCCTGATCGAGTTTTAACAAAAGAGATCGTAGGACATTTACCTGTCACTGGATCTCTTCAGAATAGGTGAAACCATATCAATTAATTGGTCTTCCTTATCGTTTAGGGGCTGATCCTGAAAAACATAAAGCTGGTGATTGTCTTTCTTTATGTAGAACAGTTTTAAAAAGTTACGGTATTAGTTCTCCTGATCCAGAGCGTTCTTGGTATCGAAGACTAAAGAAAAAAGACTATAGTATCTTTTTTGAAGAATTAAATAGGTGGGGAGTTGATTCACCCCCTAAACTAGGAGCAATTGCTTTATGCAAATCAGATGATGGTTATGGCATGGCAGCTTTTTACGAGGAAGGATGGCTGAATTACCAAAAAACATTAGAAGGCCAAGTGGTGATTTGGTCGCCCCTAAACGTCCTCATGGTAGAAGGCTGTTATTACCAACGGAAGTAGAACTATGTAAACTTTTAAATTTAAGTGAAGATGAATATTGGTATTTTTTAGATACAACTGCTGCATATAACGGACAAAGACCAAAAGGATATGAATTAATTCCTGACATTCAAGCTGGAAGCATAGCTGCTCTTTTTACAACAAAAGTTTTAGTTCAAATTGGAATAGCTGTTGTTGCGGCAACAATTTCTTATCTTTTAACGCCTAAACCAAAAGAAATGAAGCAAGGCGGTTCGAGAAGAACTGCTGATGCTATTGGTAATAAAAAATTTGCTCCACAAGCTGCGTTTGATTCAATTCAAGAGTTAGCGATATTAGGTGATGCAATTCCTTTGATTTTTGCTAGTCAAACAATAGAAAACGAAGGACAACCCAATGAAAAAGCTAATGGTGGAGTAAGAGTTAATAGTCAATTACTTTGGTCACAGTTTTTAAGTTTAGGAAAATATCAACAATTAAAAGTTTTAGCTTTATTTTCTTTAGGCGAAATAGGTTCAAATCCAGATTATGAAGGTTTTGCAATAGGAGATAGCCTTTTAAATACTTTTAATTCACATAAGGTTGGACTTTATTTTAAAAATAATGGTCAAAGATTTCTTTCTAGTGAAAGATATTTGAAGTCTAATTTAATAAGTGACGATACTGATCCTTTTATTATTAATACACCTGCGGTTGGACAGGTAGATAAAAATAAAGGTTTTAGTGGAGCAAGAAACCCTTCAACTCAAGTTACTTTTGGAGCGTATTCACCTGTACCTAATGCTCAAGCGGTTAAGTTGCCTTATGAATTATGTGTAACGGTTAGAGGGCATAGCAAAGAAGCTGGATGGGACTTAATGAGGAAAAGAAAGAAAGTAGAGTTTGCTTATTGGCCTGCTAGATGTGGAGTTATAAAAGTAGTAAGGAATGGGTCTGCACTCTCTCGTACGAGTTCAAATGCAATTGAGGGTGCAGTAGGAGATATTGTTCAATATCAAGTAATTGGAGGGATGGGTGGTAATGATGAACGCAATACCCTTCAAAGGGTTTATGACACTGATTTTGGTACAACTGGGCATCAACAAGATTACGACCAGCGTGATAATCATGCTTTTAGTTATTCTCCTCATGGAGTTGAAGACGTAGATAGTATGACAATCTCTATTCGAGAAAATGTAGACGCTTTATTTGTAAAAGGTGAACAATATTTATTTGGGACGGCAGTTATGAAATGTATTCAAATATTAGATCCTGTTCCTTATAATATTCAAACAATGAAAGGATATGCGTTTGAAATAATAGAAAAAGGAGAAATTGATATTCCTGTCACAGGTGCATCGTTAGGAACTCATGGTAATAATCCCCGCTGGTACGATCCAAGAGAAGATAATAGAGTTGATCTTCAAAGAACTGCCGCATATAGCTTGAGTGATACAAGTGAAATTTTCTTTAATCAAAAAATTAGTGGAATAGATGTTGGATTGAGGGCTGCCTATGGCAGAGGTGAAGGTGATTTATATTATGGGCATGACATTTATACGGTTCAAAGAGTAGCGTTTGCCACTGTATCTAATAACAGAGATTGTGATGTTACAGAGATAGGAATTAAATCAAAAGTATTTAAACAAATGCGTTTTGCAAATGTAAATAGTCAGCCTGGTCAGGAGGCTTTGGATCGTGCATATGACGATAGAACACAAATTCAATTAGGCCAAGTAGATAGATATTTAGCTCGTATGTCTTTCTTTATGTTGCAGGTAAGAAAGATTGGTCAAACTACTTGGCATGACATGAAAAACGGGATTTCAAGTAACCATACAGGGTTATTTGCTGTCAGAGGTAATTCTCCTGAATTTCAATATAATACTATATCAATTCAGCAAGAATTAGGTCAGTTTGAATATAGATTTAAACCTTATCCTGGTAATTATTTTACAAGAGGTGGTAATTGGGGAAAGCAAGTAAATTTATTTGTTCCTGTTACAGATGCAAAATACAAAACAATGCAAGATTTTTCTTGTAATATTCCAGGGGTAGGAGGTTTTAATGTTACTTTTTCAGGTAAAGAAGCACAGTCAATAGTAGAAAATGATGTTTTTACCAGTAATCCAGATTGGAATATAGAGCCATCAGAAAGAGTAGCAAGTGGTTTGGTTAATCAAATCACTCATAATAACAGTACTGAATGGAAAAATGATTCTACTTTTAATGGAAGGTCATCTGTTGAAGAATGGGTTTCAAAAGGAATTATAAATAACTCAGGTTGGAGGATTAAATATAACGATCCAAGTACAAATATTTATGTTCCAGATGGTCAATATGGTTGGAATCTTTATCCTATTAATGGTGGGATAGACGCAAGACAAACTCAAGGAGGCGATCCTGGTGAAGGAGTAGGGCGTTGGCCTTACGTATTTTTTATACATAACAATATCATGTATAAACCTGTTCAAAATGCTGGAGGTGGGCATCCTGATAATAAATATTATCTTTTTTATGTTGAAAAATTTGAAAAGAAATTTGTTACACCAACGCCTTATTTTGGGCCAAGTTCTGTACCTATTGATGGTTCTAACAGTGATGGTTATGGAAGTGGTTTACACGTAAACTTAACTGTTTATAGAAATAAAGATTCTGCTGGTAACTGGGGTAATAAATATCATGCAACATGGGAGCCAGATCAAAATAATCTAGGATCAGATTATCGTAGTAGTGATAGGGGGGAAGTTATACCTGCTAGTTATTCAGGAACACAGTTATTACCAAGTAGTCTTCAAGTACGTTTAAACGTAGGCGAAGTAAAAATTCCTGTCCCAGGGAAAAATTTGAATGTCCATGATGTTATAAAAGATTGGAATATTTACGAAGGAGATTTTAACAGTAATAAAAACGAACCAGAACATCAGATTTCTTTTGTAAATGAAATAATTAAAACTGAAAATGATACTGCTGCGGCTCAATATACAGATTTAGCTTACGCAGGTTTAGTTGTTAATAGTTCAAAAGAATGGACAAACTTTAGTCAACTTTCTGCTTACTTTAAACAAGGAATAAAAATAGAAAGGCTAATCACATCTGGAACAAGTTCTTCTAATTTGTTTCCTGAAATAACATATGCGTTGTTAACAAATTCAAAAATTGGGGCAGGAGAATTAGTAGGAGCTATTTCTGTTGATAGGGATTCAATGAGAGATGCAGCTAAATTTTGCCAAGCCAATAATTTCTTTTGGGACGGAGTGATTTCTTCTAAATTAAATTTAAGAGATTTTATTTTTGAAAATGCTAGTTATTGTTTACTAGATTTTACAATTATTGGTGGTAAGTTTAGCCTTAAACCTACAGTTCCTATTAAAGGTAATGGAAATTTTGAAATAGATAAGAACGGGAAGCCAGATATAAAATGTTTGTTTACTGATGGCAATATTAATGATTTACAAGTAGCTTTTTTAAGCCCAGAAGAAAGACAATTATTTAGAGCAGTTGTTTTATTTAGACATGAAACAGTAAATGGTTTTCCTGAAACAAAATCTGTATTAGTTCAATCCACATATGGCTCGGTTGCAGATCCTATCGAAACCTTTGATTTATCTGGATTTTGTACAAGTGAAGATCAGGCAATAACTTTTGCTAAATACGCTATTAATTTAAGAAGACTATCTGATCATGGAATTACATTTAAAACAGCTCCACAATATGTTCAGTATTTAAGTCCTGGTAACTATTTCCGTTTAGTTTCGGAAGTAACGCATACAAATCGTTTTAGAAATGGTGCAAAATTAGAAGATGGAACAATTGTTAGTAAAGATGACTTAACTGGCAGTGAGGATGTTTTGTATTGGAAGCCTGGAACGGAAGGAAACATTCAGCCTTCAACTCTTTCTCAAGCTCCAAATGGTGTTTTGTTTACCGTTAAAAACACAACAACAGAAAATAAAGTTTATAAATGTGAAACTATTTCCTATGGTGAGGATGGATTAATTGAAGTAGCTGGTAGCTATGCTCCTACTGAAACGAATGGAACACTTTCTGTACTACAGAATTGGGACGTACACTTTGATGTTAAAGAAAATTAACTCATGACAACAGCACAATCATTTCCTGCCGTTAAACCAACTTCCAGAAGTTATAAACCTGGAACGTACCCAAGTACCACGTTTGAATCGTTAGATGGTACAAAAACACATTTACGTTTTGGTAATAAACGAGTTAATGCAACTTTAACTCTAGGGTTTTCAAATATTTCTGATGCTGATGCTTTTTTAATTCTTGAAAATTATCGGTTAGTTAATTCTGTTTGGGACTATGTAACATTTAATTCTGAATCAGGTTTAGCAGGTGTTGGAGGTACTGGACATACAATGCCTGACGGCTCTTTAGGCAATTTAGCTGCTTACATGGATGAAGCACCTTCTGGCCTTAAATGGAGATATTCTGGCCCTCCAAGTGTCACAAGTAGTTTTAAAGGAAAGAGTAATGTTAGTTGTAGTTTTGTTGCTTGCCTAGATTCACCGTAGAATAGACTCAATGTTTTAATTTAAGGTCGTGGGTTTTTATTCAGGCAGAGATGGAGAACTTTATGTTGCTGGTACGAAAGCAGCAAAAGTTCAGTCATGGTCTTTCTCTAGCTCAATGGCGGTATTGGAAACAACCTCATTAGGCGATACAGATAGAACACTTGAATCAGGTGTTAGAAGCTATAGCGGAAGTGCAAGACTGTTTTATTACGTTGAAACTCCTGGCTCTGGTGCTGACTCAAACTTAAACACAATTTTAACTTCTGCGATTAAGACAGGTGGTTCAGCAGGTGATGGTGATAATGATCCATCAACTCAAGTTGTTTTAAAGTTGCGAATGC